TATAGGTTCTGGAGTAGTTCCTTTTTCTAATTTAGAGTTTAGAACTATAACTGATGAAGAAATAGCTTCTTTTGATAACATAAGACAAGGTAATGACTTTGGTTATGCAACAGATCCTATGGCTTTTGTAAGACTTCACTATGATAAAAAGAAAAGAATAATATATTTTATAGATGAAATATATGGAGTTAAGATGTCTATAAGAGAACTAGCTTCAAGGATTAAATCTAAAAAATATGATGATTATCCAGTAATTTGTGATAGTGCAGAACCTAGAAGTATAGCAGAATTAAAAGAATATGGCATTCAAGCGTTAAAAGCTAAGAAAGGTCCAGGATCTATCGAGTTCGGAGAAAACTGGTTAGATGATTTAGAAGCAATAGTTATAGATAATAAAAGAACTCCAAATATAGCTAAAGAATATGAAAATATAGATTATCAGACTGATAAAGATGGAAATATAAGACCTAAGTTAGAGGATAAAGATAACCATACGATAGATGCAACTAGATATGCATTAGAAAATGATATGAAAAATAAGAGTAAAGGTCCTGTTAATATTAATTTTTAAGGAGGTGGTAATATGTTAACTAGTTTAGAATTCTTGAAGGTAGGACAACCTTGGCCACCTCCAGGAGAAGAAAAAAGGCTTGAAAAATATATGAGGCATAAACGTATATTTGAAGGTGAGCATGAAGAAGTATATAAAGAAAGCTTTAAAAGAATCACTAGAGTTATAGGAAACTTTGAGAATGTAGTTAGCTACCATGTTATAGCTAATTTTCAGAAGTTAATTAGCTTAAAGATAGCTGACTTCTTACTAGGAGAACCTCCTAAAATAACTTGTGGTGATGATGATAGTAAGGAGCAAATATGTTTAGATAATATATCAGAAAATAGTGACTTAATTAATACTTGTTATGCTAGTGCAATAGATTTATCTAGATACGGAGATAGTATTTTAAATGTTTACAAAGATGAAGAAGGCAAAGGAGTAATTGATATAACTCAGCCTTCTTTTTATTTTAAAGTTGTAGAACCTAGAAATATTAGAAAAATAAAGCATCATGTATTAGCTCATACATATAAGGTTTTAAAACCTAATTCTAGCTTCTTTGGAAGAAGTAAGCAAGAGTATGATCATTATCTATATGTAGAAATACATTCTAAAGGATTTTATGAGACTATAACATATAAGCTTAATGATAATGAAGATACAATAGGAAAAGTACATGAAGAATTAAAAAAGGTTAATACTGGATTAGATGATTTTGCCATAGTTCCGATACATAATTTGCTTACAAGTGATCGAGTATATGGAATTGATGATTATTCAGATTTAGATAGTATTATATCTGAATTAGAAGTTAGAATAAGCCAAATATCTAAGATATTAGATAAACATGCAGAACCGAGTGTACAAGGACCGTCTAGTGCATTAGTAAGAAATCCTCATACTGGAGAGTGGCAATTAAAGATGGGGAACTATTTCCCTAGGGATACAGTAGAAGATCCACCAGTTGAATATATTACATGGGATGCACAACTAGAAGCACACTTCAAAATAATAGAAAAGCTCATAAATATATTATCTGTAGTATCTGAAATGGGAAGTGCTATATTTGATAATGAAGCTAAAGCTGGTCAAATAGCTAGTGGGACAGCACTTAGAAGAATGATGATAAGTCCTTTAGCTAAGACAAATAGAGTTAGAATGAGGTTTGATGCAGGTATTAAAAAAGCTATAAAACTTTGTAGCCAACTTGGTGGAGATGGTATCATTGATTTATCTAAAGAGAAGATTAATATATTCTGGAATGATGGTTTACCAGGTGATCCAAAAGAAGAAGCTGAGGTAATGGCTATAAGAACTGGAAATAAATCAACTCTAAGTCAATATAGTGCTATTCAAAGATTAGATGGCTTATCAGATGAAGATACTGCTAAGGAAATAGAAGCTATAAAACAAGATGAAGTTAATAATAATCCATTATCAAATATGAACTTTGATTATGGTAAAGAAGATGATTTAGATGAGTAATTATGATAAAAAGATAAAACAACTCATTAAATTATATATAAGAGCAGAAAAAAGACTTATAAATATAATTAGTACTAAGGCTGCAAAAGGTCAAGTAACAGATTTTTATGAGTCTTTATTGAAGCAAGTTAAGCTTGAATTAATGAAATTACAAGTCAAAACATCAAAGCTATCTAAAGATATAGTCAAGGAATTATATCTAGAATCTTATGAAAAATCTTTAGAGTTATTAGAAGTAGCTAATATAAAAGATGGATTTACATCATTACATGCTGATGCAATAGATATATTAACTGAGAATTTAGTAAATAACTTTTCAGAGGTTAATAATCAAGTTGGTAGAAAAATAGAGGACACTATACGAGATATAGGTCTAACTAATGCTCAACTTAAATTTGCAACAGGCCAAACTATTAAAGAGTTACAAAAAGAGCTTAGAGAAGCTTTAATTAATGAAGGTATTGGAGGAATAACTGATAAAAGAGGTCGAGTTATTCCTTTTACTGTTTATGCTGAATTATTAGCTAGATCCATTGTTGCAGAAACTCAAAATACAAGTATTTTAAATGTAGCAAAGGAGTATAAAAAGGATTTAGTTATAATGTCAGAACATAAAAGTGCATGCCCAGTATGTCAAAAGTACGAAGGCAAGATATATTCTATAAGTGGAGATGATAAAAGATATCCTAAACTAAATACTATACCAGGATTTAATAAGGGATATAACAATATACATCCACGCTGTAGACACAGAATTAGTGTTTATATAGAGAAGTATAATTAACACTTACTTATGTAGGTGTTTTTATTATGCAATAAATTATCTTTTATTCTATTGCTGGAAGATGTAAAAGAACAGGATATAGAAAAACTCTAGTGATGCAAACACGTAAAAAGCGTAGGAGGATATTATGAAGTTATTAGAAATATTAAAAGCTCAAGGACTTACAGATGATCAAATAAACGCAATACAAACTTCTATGAAGGAAAATAAAGTTTATGAAACTTCATTAGAAAATGCAGATGAAAGATATAATAAGCTTAAAACTCAAAAGTTAGAGCTAGAAGAACAAATTAAAATTCAAGGTGATACTATCAAGAGTTTTGAAGGTGGCTTTACTAAAGAACAAGCTGAGGCTCTTGTAAAAGAGAATGATGCGAAAATAGAGGCTCAAGCTTTACGATTTAAACAATCTAAAGCAATGGATAAGTTATTTAGTGAATATGAATTTAGTTCTGAAAATGCTAGAATAGGGGCTTTGACACAGTTTGAAAAGGCAGGGCTTAAATTTGAAAATGATGGTTGGATTGGGGGTAAGGAATTTTTAGATGAAATGAAAAAAAATGATCCTAAGTCATTTATAGAAGAAGCTCCAGGAGGGAGTGGATTTAATCCAGGAGGAGAACCTCCTCAAGAAAAAGGAGATTCAGCAAAGCAATTTATGGATGCAATTTTTAATAATCAATTAAGAAAATAATTATAAAAGGATGGTGCTTAGTATGGCAGATGAAAAATATTTAAAAGACAATTTAAAAGGATTTGTACCAACGGAGGTTGCTCCAGGTATAATGGATGAAATAGCTAGAGGTTCATCAATATTACAATTATCAGATGTAAAACAAATGAAATCTGATACAATGAAATTTCAAGTTTGGGCAGATAAGCCAGGAGCTTATTGGGTAGGTGAAAGTGAAAGAATAAATACTTCAAAAGCTTCTTGGATATTCCCTGAAATGGTTGCTAAAAAAATAGCTGTAATAATACCTGTAACCAGAGAAAAATTAAATGATACAACAATAGATGTATTTAATGAATTAAAGCCTCAAATAGCAGAAGCATTTTATACAACAATAGATAAAGCTTGTTTATTTGGAACAAATTCACCATTTGATAAAAACGTATACAAATCTGCTACAGATGCAGAAAATACAGTCACTATAGATACTCAATCATTAGATTTAGATATATCTGATTTAATGGGAGCTATAGAAGATAAAAACCTGGATCCGAATGGATTTGCAGGTCATTATGGATTAAAAAGGAAGTTAAGAAATTTAAGAGATGCTAATGGAAATCAATTAGCTGTTTTAGGTATGAAAGAAAATTCTTTATATGATTTACCTTTATCATTTGTAAGAAATGGTTCTTTTGATACTACGAAAGCTGAATTAATAGCTGCTGACT